GACGCTGATGTGGTTCTTGCCGCGCGCATCGCGCCACGACTTGGCGAGTCCGCTCGTCGAGACCTCGAGGGGCCGGTCGTCGGCCTGCGGCACGAACAGCGGGTCGTAGTAGTCGCTGTAGATTCGCGTCGTCGGAAATCCGAAGCCGCTCGAGTCGGTCTGCAACCGGTACTCGATCCACGCCGCTCCCATCCACGCTTCCCCGTAAGGAGGAATCTCGATCCATCCGCGGAACCAGAGATCGCATACATGGTGAAGCCGTCGCGATATGACGGATTCCCTGTAGTACCAGGCAATTTCATCAGAGTCTCTTGAAGTCAGCTTTGGAGCATTTACCGGTAATGGGTTAGCTGGATCATGGAACAGATCCTTTGACCTGTTTTCTCCTTCTTCGGCGACTGATGTTTGGGGAATTGTCAGCGGCTCATCGGCAAATATCGATGAAGTCGATCTCTGGCCAGCCAGAAAAGACGAGTACTTGTTGTAAATGCCGGGGATGTTCTGCGAGAAGGGTTCCGGAAGATACTTGCTCGTCAGCCCACTCGCCGTGCGGTTGTAGTGGTCTACCTTGAACACATCCGGCGGACGGCCATCTGGAATGTTGGATCGCCTTCCGATGACATCTACTCTTTCCCTGGATACCGGTTCGAACGGAGCGTAGCTGATGATCCTTAAATTCCACTTTTCGGTCTGTGTCGCAGACTGATTTCCGCCAGAGTTGAAGTCACCTGTTGTTCCGAACACCGAACCAGCGATAAGGTCGTCTCCGTACTTCGACATGTAATTGTAAAACGTCAATGAGCTGATGTAACCGGTCGGAGTGAACTCGTATCGACCGATCGGTTGTTCATTTCCAGACGGACGAACAAGCATCGCCACATTGCACTTGGTCATCAGATAGTCACAGAACTCGAGAAGCGGCCTGCTTGTGATGCTGTCCATTCCCGGGAAACCCGTGAACCACTCTTCGCTTGGCGATATGAATAGGCTCGCGGAATAACTGTTGTGTGGGTTGGTGTAGACATCAATGTTTCCGGAACCAGAACCATAGTTAAAGATTCCTCTGGATGGCTGGTCGTCTGGCATCCCAAGCTGTTGTGTCAATACATATTTGACAATCTCCTTGGGACTTCGCTGAACATCTCCCGCGTTGAAGTTCTGAAGGACAAGATCATTCCTCCATGACCTAGGAGCTATTGTCTTTTCCCATCCGGTGTAGGCTTCAAAATTCAGCCTCGTTCCACGATGCAGCCATCGGCTGTCGTGGAACGTCAGGATGTACAGGGCTTCTCCCTCATTGGTGACAAGTACTTCCTGTTCGCCCGTATCCGGGTTGATGACAGGATCTCCATTCTCGTCCGTGATTGGATTCTGATGGACGATTCCGCTTGCAGTCACCGCAAGCGGCGTGATGTTCGCAAGCCACATCCGATTGAAGCAAGTCGATTCCGAACCAGCCGGAAGAGCACCGCTCTTGAGCCAGATGCGAAATGGAATACTTCGATTTCCGGTATCTTCTGGTTGATAACCTTGCCAGTCTTCCTCTTTCTTCATCAACAGGCGGAACAGGTCGCTTCGCAGAACCAGGATCTTCGCCGTCGCGTAGCGCGATAGGCCGAAGATCGGCCACTTCAGACTGTTGATGTCCGCGGTGTCGATGTTCTGCCGGCGGCAGATAGCCTCGATCTCCGGCGTGAGAAGGCGCGCATAGATGCTGCGCAAAGAAGGCTCACCGGGAAATTCCCGTGAGATCTCGATCTCGACTCCGCCGACGCTTGCGCTCATGCCAGCACCTCTGGCGCTCCGAGGCCACCGGTGTACGAGGGACGGCTGTCCGGATCGATTCCCTGTGTCTCGTCGTACGGAAGATCGAACTTGTTCGGGTAGTAGCGGATGAGGCTGTACGACCTGCCGTTCATCGACGCCGTCACGCGCTGGAACGTCGGATTAGACGGCGATGCGCCGCTCGAGGAAGGCACGTCCGCTGGGCAGGTCTGGATGGACGTGCGGTCGAACTTGGCCGTGAGGATGCGGTTGCCGTTGAGATCAGGCGCACCGCTCGAGCCACCGAACGAGTAGCTCGTAAGGAACGATCCCGTGTTCGAGCGGCGCTCCTCGATGACGCGCTGCGGAGCCTCGTTCATGGTCGCGCTGTTCTGCGTCTCGACGACCTCGACGTATGGAGGCGTCAGCTGGAAGATCACATCGCCTCCGCTGCCGGAGACGGAGGGGACTCGGATGCAGCCCGTGTGAACGACCTCGCGCCGGTTTCCGTTCGACTGGAGAACTTGAGGAGCCGCGCCGACCTGCTTGGCAAGGTCGCCCTTGTTCGGACCCGTCACGACCTGGGTGTTCGACGCAGGGATGTAGTTGTTGATCTGGTCGCTTTGCTGCTGCTGGTTGAATGCGTCGAATGTTCCGCGCGGGAACTGATAGACGACGGGATTCTGACCGTCCAGCTGGAACGTCGTCGGAAGCAGCATGTCCGGCGAGTTCGGATTGACTATGTTCGCATGGTCGTACGCGGACGGAGTCATGCGTACGATGAGCGCGGATCCGTATGCGTCAGGCTGGAACGCGGGAACGAAATCGAAGTTCCCGACCTCGGTCTTGATCGAGCCCAGGATGTTCTTGAGGAACAGACTCGAGGAGATGAGCGTGCTCGTGCCTGCGGGCGTCGGCGTGTCGTCGTCGGTGTCCGATGCCCCAGCCGTGAACACCTGCGTCGATGTGGCCTTTGCCGCCACCTCGAAGGTAATCGCGTTCTCGGTGAGCATGTTCTGCTCGGTGACGCGGATCGAGGTGATGAGGTCGTTCTTGTAGTCGATCCTGTTCTGCGACAGTCGGATGCAGAGCGTAAGCAGGGCTCCCGGCGTGACGTTGCGGTCGCCCTTCACGCTGGCGATGAAGTGCTTCACGCCGATGACGTGGGTGTCCTGCAACGAACGCTCGAACGTGTAGGAACAGTCGCCGACGCGGGCGGGAGCCGGCAAGCCTCGCGCGAACTCCTGATCGGTGATGTCGAACAGCAGGCGGGTGCGGCTCTCGTCGACGGCGTACTCCTGCCGCACGCGGCGGAACCCGCGGTACAGGTTCCCCGAGACGAAGCGGCGGTAGAAGTCCGCGCCATCTCCGCCGATGCCGCTCGACGTGATGAAGTCGACGACCACGTCCGTCCGGTAGGCGTCTCCGCCGGGATACGGGTTCTGGAATGTCGCAGTGTTCGGGGAGCCCGCTCTGTCGAGGGCGGTGCCGGCGATGACCGGAGCCACTGCTCCAGGCGTCGAGACGATATGGAGGGAACCCGTCTTCCTGATCGTCGTGTGTCCCATCTCGTCGATCGAGAAGTCGGCTCGGCAGTAGAAGTTCTTGATCTTGTTGGCGGAGAACGATGCGAGGGCGAACTCCGCCGTGAAGTTCACGACGACCGCGTTGGTACCCGTGATCTGCACCATTGCGGCGCGGAAGAACGGACCGCCCATCTCGTCCTGCACCCTGGGGTTTAGGTTTCCCGGTCCAGGAATGGTGTTGACGATGTCGAACGCCTTGTTCGTCTCGTCGACGATCCTGATCCGAAGCTCCTTGCGGGGCTGATTGAGCCTCTGAATCATCTGCTGCGCGAAGTTCTGGTTGCTTGTGTTGTAGTCGCCGGTTTCCGCGAACACGAGCGCCTCTCCGGTCACCGTGTGCATCAGCATCGACGACGATGGATTGCCGTGGTCGGCTGCGCTGTCGATGCGGTACTCGACGATGCGGACCTGGCGCAGGTTGACGCCGTTGTATCGGATGGTTGTCTCGCTCATGGACGGAACTCCCACCAGTTGTTCGCGGTCGCGAGCGGCCTGCGGTTCCCGCCGCGCATGCTCGGATACGCGCGGTCAGGATCGAACCTGCCGGCGGTCATCTCGGAAAGGTCGTCGATGAACACGCCGTTCACCGTGGCGCGGGCCTGATTGATCCTGCCGTTGATGTATGCATTGTAAGCCGCGTCGATCTGCGGGAAAAGAGACTTCACGAGCGACCCGATGGGGGTATATCCCATCATTCCGACCATTCCGGCGGCGAACGCCTGTCCGTTGCCTGCGAGACCTTCGGACAGGAGTCCGAGGTTGGATCCGACGCGGAGCAGGCCCGCACCGATGACCGAAGTCGCCGAGCTGCCGAGGTACCTCGCGAACCGAGTCGTCTCGATGTTCAGCAGCTCCTCGCGGGTGAACCCAGCCGAGGTGTTCCGCGATGCACGGGCCAGAATGATGTTGTCCCGAATCTGGGCGATCTGAACCTGTGCCTGCATCATGGCGGTCGGGGCGTCGACCATCGCGTAAGCGGCCCTTGTCGCCCGAGCCGAATCGACGATGCGCTTCAGCATCTCGCCGATGCGGCGGACGATGTTGACGAGCATCTGCCCGATGGCGAGAACCCGCCCGAACACCCGAAGGAACCCGCCGGCTCGCTCCATGAACGTCGGTGCCGCAGGCTGCGCCCCAGGAGCCGCGGGAGGTCGGGCGATGTCCCGAACCTGACGGGCATAGGCCCGTGTTCCCGGCAGACCCGACGGGGAGACCTGCCCAGACAGGATGGCGCGCTCCTCGTCATTGAACGCGGGAGTCGCGCCAGACTCGCGCTGTCGGCGCAGAACGTCGATGCGCTCCTGCATGGCGCTCGACATACGGTTCCTTGCCGCACGCAGGCCGGCCATATGGTCCGTGCGGGCGTTGCGCATGGCATCGCGCTGGGCAGCGGCCTCTCGCCTGTAGATCTCCCGTGCGGTCTCCGCGCTGATCCTTCCCTGCTGGGATTCGCCAAACAGCTCGACGCGACGGAGGGAAAGCGCCTCGCGCATCTCGTTCCGCGTCATGGACGCGCGCTGCGCCTCGTCGTGGTACCGCGCGAGAAGACCGCGATGGGCCTCGGATCCGATGTCGCTGAACCGGAGACCCGGCGTGCGGGTCATCCTGTTGCGGTACTCGAGCACCGAGGCGGCAAAGCCACTGGCAGGCTCGTCTCCTGCCCTTGGACGGCCTCCGCGACCTCCGCCCCCACCACCACCGCCTCCACCACCGCCACCGCCTCCGCCACCAGCTGCCCGACCGCTGCGCGCGAGAACGCGAAGGGTCTCGAGGATCGCGCGCACGTTGCCATTGATGGCGCCTACGTTCACCTGGATGTGACGCAGGGTCTCGAGCACGGACTGCATCGTGGTGTCGGAGCCGCCGCGCGCGGGGTCACCGTCACCCGTGATGTTCACGTTGATGCTTGCAACGGACGCCAGATCGGACATCAGCCCACCTCGATCGAATAGGAGAGGCTCGTCGCCGTGGTCGTGTACGCACGGCGATACCACTGGTACGTCACGCCGTCCTGCACGAACGAACCGACGGCTGGACCGTCAGGAGGCGGGAATCCCGTCCTGTAGAACGGCTCGAGTCCCTGCGCGGTGCGGATGGTCACTCCCATCGCGTGCAGATCGGCGGGGATGGCGAACCACAGGTACGCGGGCGTCGTCACCTGACGATTGGCCGTCGCGACGTACTTCACGGAATTCGAGAAGTTGACCTCTTCGGTCAAACCCGCCCACGTCGGCTGCGTGGCGCTGAACCCATAGCGGAAGATTCCAGCCACGGGCCAGGGCAGCGCGTACGAGCAGACGAAGATGTCCGTCGCCGCCATGTAGTTGGACGACCTCGGCTCGGTGCGGACGGGACCACTCGAGACGAGGCGGATGGCGACCTGGAGCAGTCCGTCGAGCGTGTCCTGGATCAGGGCTCGCCTCACGTCGGCCTGACGGGCCATGACGCCCTTGTCGATGCCGGCGATCATGCGGCTCTGCTTGATGTCGTTGTCCGACGCATGGCGGACATACGTCGTGACCGCGAACCGCTCGGTGATGAAGCCGAGTCCGGAGCGGTTGAACTCGTTCGTCGCGCCGGCGGCGACGGGCGACAGCTGCACCGCGAAGTCCATCGCCTCCGCGAAAGCAGGCTCGCCGATCAGGTAGACGCGGCTTGCCGGGATCCCGAGCGTCGTGATCAGGCGCTGGCGGAGAGCGCGATGCACTGCATCCTGCGTTGCGAGGATCATCGCGCGCCTCCCTGGCTGGCGCGCTGGCGCATGGCCTCGAGCTTCATGCGGGCGATGTCCTTCGGCGGGGCGCCGCAGTCCTTCATCAGGTCGCTGTTGGCTTCGGCGGAAAGACAGGCCGCGATTCCACGGGCGAACATCGCGCTCTTGAGAGCCATCGCCGTACGGATGTTGTGGAACAGGCCCATCGCTTCCTCCTCATCACGGCACGCGGATGGCGGGAACCCGTAGGCGGCGGCGAACAGCGCAGCCGCCTTTAGGCGTTTCCCGCCTTGCCCATCACTTTCGCCAGACGAACCGACATGCCCCAGAGCTCGTGATCGGTCAGGCCGTCATGCGAGTCGAGAGCCTGCTTCATCGCGTCCACGATGACCTCCTTGGGAGGGTTCTCATCACCCTTCGACTTCTCGAGCAGGATGCTCGTGTACACGAGGGAATCGATGCGGTACGAACGCCCGTCCTTCGTGAAGGTGATGTTCCATTCGTCGTCTCCGAGGTCAATCGTCTGCTTTGCCATTCGTCTCTCTCCTGTTCGTGATTAGGCGCCGCCCTTGGGGGCTGTCGTCGAGAACACCGACAGGTTGCCGACAGGCACGCTCGTGAACGAGAGTGCGATGCGCTTGAGCGTGTTGCCGAAGTCGATGTATTCCGGTCCGGCGGACAGCATGACGGCGCCGAACTCGTAGACGGTCTCTCCGACGGTCGTCGGCTCGATGTACAGCTTGACGAGTCGCGCTCCACCGGTGACGGTCGATCCGCCGACGGTCGCGTACTTGCCCTCGTCCTCCGCCAACTGCGTGGAGACGAGACCCTGGCGGACCTTGCGGAGCAACTTGAGGAGCTCGTCCTGGTTCCACGAGACGAGCGTCATGTCGATGGTCGCGGTCGAGCCGGCGGTCACCGATTCCGCGATCATGTCGCCAAGGTCGTTTCGCGTGAACGTGCGGTAGTGGTCGCGCACGGTGATGCGGATCAGATCCTCGTTGTCGGTCTTGCCGAGCTCGACCAGCGTGTTGTTCGCAGGGGCATTTCCGTTCGCCAGCCATGCGCCCCACTTGATCGTCGTCGGTCCGTTCACATGGAAGTCAGTTGCTGCCGGCATGTCAAGCTCCCAGTCTCTGCACCGCCGCGAGGGCGATGCGGTTCAAGTGCGTGGTTGAGAATGCGTTCCAAGGGCGACCAGGCACGGTCAGCTGCTCCTTGATGACGTAGTCGTACTGATTCCGAAGTCCGTCGAAGTTCCTCGAGCGCCGCCGGGACTGATCTCGCGCGAGGATGACGTTGTGGAACGTCCTCTCGCGGACATAGTCGAGACCGTAGCCCTGTGCGACGATCTTGATGGTATACGAGGTTCCGCTCCTGTCACCCGTCCTCGATGGACTCGGAGGAGATATCTCGCCCACGGCGATGCTGTCGTGCAGCCTGCGCGTGTCGACGAGCGGAACGTCGCTGTTGGTTCGGTCTCCCTCGACCCGGCGACGGCCATCGGAACGGTCGCGGAACAGGGAGCGCCACGCCATGAGCGGTGCTCCGATGACGTTCTCGCCGTTCTCCGCGTACCGCTGCTCCGTCAGATTTCCGCGCATCTCGTCGACAACCGTGTCCGCGATGGAGCGGACGATCAGGTTCTCGAGGGATCGGCGGACTTCGGGGCTCACGATGCGGTGTACTTCCTGCGGGGGAAGAACTCCGTGTCGGCGACCATGCCGAGGTTTCCCCGCTGAATCTGGGTGATGATGGACAGCGCGGGCTTCGATGCGTCGATGTTCGTCTGGACCGGGAACACCCTCGAGCCGTCGCGAAGGTCGAGCAGCAGTGCGTTCGCCTTGTCCATGCGGTCGCGCACGGCCTCGCCGAATGGACCGCCACGGCGAGCCAGCAGGATGCCGAGCGCGAGGTCGCAGACGACTCCGATGAGCATCCAGTTCAAGTTGCTCTGGAGATCGTCGAGATCGTCCGTCGTGTAGATCCCACCGCGGAGCGCGAACGTCTGGACCTCGTGGGACGCCCGGGTGAGCGCCGCCATGATGATCATGTTGTTCGAGTCGACGACGCCATCGGCCTCCGCGTCGATGCCCAGCTCCGCGAGGAGCCGCTCGTCGACGGAGAGGACGAACTGCTGGACCGTGGCGTAGGGGACGGGCATGGAATCTCCGTAAAGGGGGGTGGATGCTTCCTGCACCCACCCCCCCACGAAAGAGAGAAGACCTCGATCAGGCGCCGATGTTGGCGACGTAGATGCCGGCGAGCGGGGCGGTCAGCTCGGGGACGCTGTTGTCCACGATGCTGCCGACCGTGCGGCGGTTCTTCGGATCGTCGAAGGTCTCGACCGTCATGTCCTCGTACACGAAGTTGGTGATGGTCGCGAAGTTCGCGCCACCCTCGACTCCGACGAGACCCTGCGGACGCGACAGGAAGAGCACCTTGTCAAGGCCCAGGATGTAGCTCGCCGAGCGGGTCGCGCCCTTCTGGTTCGTGACCTTGACCGCGTCCTCGATGACGATGTCGCCGATGCCGAACAGGCCGGGAGTGAGGCCGTAGCGGCTGTAGTTGCCCTGGCCCTGCATCAGCTGGACGCCCTGCGTGTACTTGATCAGTTCGCGGAGCTGCGCGGTCTGCGACAGCTTGTGGGCCGTCTGCGGACCCATGACGGCGATGATGTCGCTCGGCTGGACCGCTCCACCGGTGTTGACCATGATCTTCTCGATCGCGGTCTGGAAGAGCTTCTGGACGCCGGTCGCGGTCGCACTGTCGGATTCATAGACGCCGTTCGTCGTGGTGGCCGTTCCATAGGCCAGCGCGTCGAAGTCGGCGAAGTAGTTCGTTCCGGCGGTCCAGTTGCCGGCGGTGGTCAGGACGCCGAGCGCACGCTGCGTGCGGAGCGTCATCAGCTGGGTCGCACGGCTGCGGGCGTGCTGGGCCACGATGTCCCATGCGGCGACCTTGGCGGTCTCGTAGGGGATGTGGAAGCCGCGCTCGAACCGCTTGGTGGCGAACTGCGAGAACTCGAAGTCGTTGTTGATGCCGGTCGGGCGATCCTCGCCGTACGCCCAGCGGAAGTCATTCTCATCGACCACGCGGACGGCCTCGTCCGAGTTGATCTTGAGGTAGTAGCCGCTGACGGTCGAGACGGGGACGAGCTTGGTGTAGCGGTTCAGCGCGAACGACTTGACGTTCCGCGTGAACTCGGTCTGGATGAGGCCGGTCGCCTCGGAGAAGGTGGGAACGAACGTGTTCAGTCCGCCACCGATGTTTGCATCTGCCATGTGTGTTTACCTCGTTGGTTGGTGTGCGGACGAATCAGGCCATGACGGTCATCGGCATCTTGTAGACGCGGATGATCTCGCTGGCGCCGGCGGCGGGCTCGAGGGCGATGCCGAAGGGGAACTGCGTGGCGACAGCGACCTGCGCTCGGCCATTGGCGGACGGGGCAACGCGCGCGCCGGCGGTGATCGCGGCAGCTGCCTCGACCAGGACGACATTGCCGCCCTGGAGGTTGATCGGATCGCCGGCGGCGGCGTGGACGTTGGTCACGCCCACGGCGGGGAACGACTTGCTGGAGCCATCGGCCACGCCAACGGCGATCTGGGTGATGGCGTCACAGGTGACGCCCAGGTTGCGACCGCTGACACGGACGAAACGGTAGGCGGTCGTGGTGTCGCTCGCGACGAGCGATGGAGTGTCGGAGTATGCGCTCATGTTTGGAGCCTTCCTTGTTGATTAGGCGCCGCTCTTCGCGCGCGCCATGAGGGTCTTGAACTTCTCGGGATCGCCAGCGGCCTCGGCCACGATCTTGGCGACGGTGTCACGGTCAAGGGACGACGACGCATCGGGCTTCGCGCCCGAGCGGGGGGTTGCGGTCACGCGCACGCCGACGGGGTCGCGGCGGAAGTTCTCGCGCCAGAACGCGAGCTTCTTGGACGGGTTGGACGAGGAGACGAGCTCCTCGATCATCTCGTCGCGGCAGCAGTCGACGGCGAATCCGTCCGATGCCATCGAGTCGATCTCGCGGCTGAACCGCTCCTTCGCCAGATCGGTCTCGAGGGCGGCGATGCGGCGCTCGAACTTCTCCTTCATGCGGGCGAACTCGACCTTGTCGCCGGACTTGGAGTGCTTGGACTTCATGGCCTTCGCCTTGTCGTCCTCCTTCTCCTCCTCCTCGTCCTCGTCGTCGTCTCCCTCGTGGGAGTCGATGTCGACGTGGGTCTGGTTGTACATCTTGCGGTTCTCTTCCTTGAGGCGCGCGATCTCCGCGTCCTTCTCGGCGATGAGCTTGGACATCTCGTCCTTCTCGTCCTTCTTCTCTGCCTTGGCATCGTCTGCCATGTTGGACTCCTTCTTCTTCACGGCTGCGCCGGGTACGAACACGTTGCCCACCCCGGGCGCAGCCTCGAAGCAGGAGGAGCATTCCATTGCGAACACGATCTTGTCGCCCTGCTTGCTGAAGCGCGTGTCAGGCAGCGGCCTGCGAGGCGTGTCCCTTCCAAGCAGGGCGATCTCGCTCATGTGGTCGTCCTGCCAGATCTCCGCGCTGCGGCGCGGGAACCGGTTGGAAGCGACGTACGCGGCGAAGTCGTCTCGGGACATCTCTACGTCGCCCACCACGAAGGGGACGCCGTTGCGCTCCTCGAGCTGAACGTCGAGCACTGCACCCACCGCCTCCTTGGGCTCGCTGTGGTCCTCCTGCGAATGGAGGATCACGATGCGCGGGTGCTGCCTGCGGCTGATGAACTGCCGCGTGCGGTCGACGATGCGGGCCACCTTGCGGCGATCGAACTTCTTGATCTCCTCGTCCGAGCCATCATCGATGGTCGGATCGAAGCCGGAGAACAGCTCGAGCCGCTTGATGACGACCTTGTCATCATCCTCGATGATGTCGTGGGAACCCTGCATCGGCTCACATAACGCACGCTAGTGCTGATAAAATCAATGGCGAAATTACCAAACAGCCATAAAACGTCTATAAGCATCCATAGACGCTTATGGAATCATCAAACATCACCGAAACATAGGATCGGGGTACTGGCCCCTGTCGATGAAGCCCTGCCGCTCGCCGTTGTAGGCCCGCACGGCGGCATGATCGACCCTCCCGGATGAGTCGAGCAGCCCGAGCGTCTGTGCTCGGCGATCCGACACGGGGAACAGGCTGGCTCGGCAGTTGATGCCGCACGGAGGCACGCAGCCCTGCCGGACGATCTCGGCCATCGTGTTGATGTACCCCGAGACCTGCCAGTGGAAGCCGTCGTGGGGATAGAGGCCGGTGGGGTTGCCGCGGGTGCGGCTGTCCATCTGCTCCCTGATCTCCCAGAGCGGGAACCGCAGGCCGTCGTCGCCCTCGCTGGTCTCGCCGCGACCGTAGGCGAGGCCGGCGGTCATTCCCGCCTCGGCGATTCCGAGGTTGACCGCGCGGCGGACGGCATCCTGCGCCCGGATCACCGACCTGCGGGGGATGGTCCTGACGAGCGACCGCGCGTCGTCGTCCTCGGACACGATCTCGAGCGCCCTGCGGGCGGACGCCATCGGGATGTCGAACCGGGTGGCTCGGCGGGAGATGGCGGCTGGGATCCCGCGCGGGATGAACCGCATGTTGCCGTCGTCCTCGTCGAAGAACAGCAGGTAGAGGATCGCGGTCATGTCGTCGCCGTGCCGGCGCTCGACGTTCTGGTAGGTGCTCTCGACGGTCGTCAGCGCCTGCGACACGAGCTGGCGCGCCTTCTCGTGGTAGGCGGAGATGTCGGCGAGGGTCGCGCCCTCGCGGAGGTACATGCGCCTTCCGCGCACATGCGACTCCGCGAGGACGTTCCCCACCTCCGCAGCCATGTCGGCCCAGCGGCGGCGGGAGAGACCCCGCAGCCACGTCGCCTTCATGCTTCTCTCGGCTGCGGAAAGGCCGTTCATTCGCCGTCCTCCTCGTCGTCGAGCGGACCCTTGAGTCCGTCGACCCTCGAGTGCTCCGACTTCTCGGCGTCGAGCCGCGAGACGATGCGGCGCGCCCACGTCCATCCGGCGTCACCGCCCCAGCCGTGCCACGCCTGCCAGCCCTTTCCCTGCTCGTCCCAGGTCTCGCCCTTCTTGTCCGACTGGTGGCGGTCGAAGTACCGCACCATCCGGCGCACCGTCTCCTCGGACAGCCTCGTGCGGCTCGCGAGGTCGTTCGCGCGCGCGAGACCGACGGCGGTCATGCCGCGCTGGCTCTCCGGTTTCGACTCGCGGACCTCGAGCGCCTTGCGCGCGTTCGCGGCCACCTTCGGCGGCGGGACGAATCCCTCGTCGTCGAAGGTCTCCTTCTCGCCCTTCTTCTCCTCGCGCTCGAACAGCGCCGAGTCGTGGCGGCTGACGCCATCGTCGCTTCGGATCCCCTCGCGCACGGCGACCTGCACCGCCTGCTCGACGGAAAGTCCGCGGCGCACGAGCTCGCCGGCGCGGTCCTTCTGGACCTGGGTGTCCTGCGAGTGCTGCGGGCGTTTCCGGTTCTCCGTCTTCTCGCCGCACATCGAGTACGCGATGGCCCACGCCTGGTCGTCGGAGTAGCCCTCCTCGACGAGAATCCGGTGCTTGGCGATGACCTCGTCGCCGATCTCGCGCGCGTTCTTCGACTTGGACGGGGACTTCCGCGTCTTCGGGTAGTCGTGCTTGCCGCTCGCGCAGTTGTTCGTGTCGGTGAACCCGCCGAACCCGTTGCCGCAGTTCCCCTTCGGCTTGCCGCGCCGGCGCCGTCGGATCGCCTCACGGCGGAGCTCCTTGTCCGACATCTTCGAGAACACCTGCTTGGCGTTGAGCATCGGCTCGCCCTCGTCGGTGTCGTCGCCGGGATCGAAACCGTCGTCGTCCTCGCCGATCTCGGGGAGAACGTCGCGGGTCTTGCCGGTGAGCACGGGCTCGTCCTGCTCGGGGATCGCGAGACCGAGCATCTTCCTCGTGTCGGCCTCGGAGACGGTGCCGCCGAGCTCGTTGACGAAGATGCGGATGGCCTCGAGCTTCTTCTCCATCTCGGGGCTCTCGACGCTGAACTCGAAGCGCGGGTACACGTCCTGCGGCCCGAAGTTCATGTCGACGATCTCGCGCACGAGCTGCGCCGTGATGGTCTCGGAGAGCCCGTCGGCGACGAACTTCATCTGCCGCGTGAAGGTCTTGCCGTGCTCCTTGCCGACGCTCGAGCCGAGTCCCGTGGACACCGCCTCACTCGTCGCGGCCTGACCGACGATGAGCTCCTTGATG